TTTTATTATTTATTAAATATTATAAATAATAAATTAAATTATAAAACCATCCTTTACTTTTTGAGGTGCTAATAGTATTTGAATAAGTATAGATGAATTAGGGTCTAATTGTGGAATAGATAAATCACTATTTAATATTCTAATTTTAATTTTATTTAATATAATATCTTTTGTAGTAGTATGAACAATATCATTATATGAACTTATAAAATCTTGATTAGATAAATTACTTTTATTAACTATTCCTAGAATAGGCATAACACTATTAACACCGCATTCGTCTTGATGATTAAATATATCTGAAGTAATAATAAAATAACCATTTTTAGATAAAGTAGGTAATCTAGGGGCATTAACTGTTTGTGATGATGTAAGAATAGGAAAACAAGATGTTTCAGAACAATATACATATTTCCAATTTTGACTATTATATGTTGAGATACCGTATCTATTTTTACTTACTGTTTGTAAATCATAATTTTTAACTTGAGATGTTATAGAGTTATCCCAGTTAATATAATCATGGTCTACTATCTTTCCCTCATTGTCATAAGTAATAACTGATTCTTGAGGACAATATAAATCACTTAATGATGATTGAGTTGTTATATCTAAAATATTATTAGTTGTCATTCCGTATAAAGCTGGCTTACCTAAATCAAATGATGATACTAATTCAAAATTAACTGTATCATTTAAAGAAGCATATGTAAATCCTAATTGATATAATATAGAATTTTCCCAAGCTTTAGCTGCTGTTAATCCATCTGTAAAAAAATCTATAAATCTCTTATAAATATTATTAGCCGTAAAAGGTGATAAACCAGAACCGGGACTCATTCTATTTTGGTTTGTTTGAGCTACTTTATAATCAAAATTATAAATAATAATACCTCCATTTCTTTGTCTGGGGTTATACATTGTATTTAATATTTTAGGTTGTTGAAAAAAGGGGTCAGGTATAAAATATTGACCTAAATTCATTCTATCTAATAGTGTTACATCCTTTTTTAAATAAGAAACTATTTTCCCTGATTGGTCATTTTTATTACCTACTCTATCATATTCATCTATTCTACGAGGTGAATGTAAAAATGAAAATGAAAATGAATTTAATTCAGTATCATAATTAAACTGAAAATCACTAGTTCCCAAATAATAACCATTTAATAAAGGATTATAATCGTAATAACCTGTTGCTTTTTCTACGCTGTCTTGTGTCATACTTTCACTTTCTGCTGTGTATAAATATTGTAATGGATTAGATACTACAATATCACGCCCTGTATTAGTATAATAAGGAGTATAAATACCTGCGTAATAATGTCCTTGTCTCCAATTTTCCCATAGATAACCCGCGGGAAGATTAACAGAATTAAAGGCGTATGAATTCATTAAAACATTAAAATCTTCAGTTGTAATATATAATACCTTTCCAAGTTTAGATGTTTCATTATACATAAAACCGCCAGATGTTTGTTGTGTAATATCATAAAAGTTACTATAATTAACATCTCCATAAATATATGAATGGTCAAATGCTTTTACATTCTTACAAAATCTACTTTGTATATTAGTATTTATTCCCCATTGTCCTATCTCATAATTATTCTGAAAGTCTGTTTTAAATCCATCTGCACCAGTTGATATTCTTGTTCCATTTATAAAATCTTGAACTATATTTGTAAATTGAGTTATTCCATATGTACCCTTTGGAATAGGTATAATTAAATTTTCACATAATGGTTCTATAAAACCTGCTTGATTAACTACTATAGCATGTAAAGGTTGTTCAGTTCTTCCATATGTAACTCCATTACTTATATAACTATAAATTCCACCATCTGGTAGTATATTTCCGCTTGCATCTTTACTTAATGTTTCTCTTAATTCATTAGTTAATAAATATTGATATCCTACTTCTTGAAAACAATCCCAACAAGTCGTCTGTAAACCTGTATATTCACACCATGGATTAGAGGGTTTAGTAGGTGAATTAGTCGCGTCTGAATCTCTAAAATCAGATTGAGGTATTAAGAAGTCAGAGTGACTTATATAATATGAGAAACATAATGAAATTTGTGTATCTTCACTTATTTCAATTGAACCACCTTGTAAACCCTTATAATTAATCATACTATTATTTATTTTAACTTGTGAACCTGTAGGTATTCTTAATGTATTAACAAGTTGATATTCCCATTCATTATTATTTACATCTGTTTTTAAAATACTATTTTGTCTATTACAATCTATATAGATATTTGAAGTCATTATATAATATTATCTTATATTATATAATATTAAAAAAAATTAATCAATTAATATGAAATATTTACTAGCATACCACCTTTAGCATTTGTTTTAATTACACATTGTTTAGTACACATTGAGAAGAGGTCTACATTCATTGCTCCCCTTTTATCGTTAAATACTGTAGGATTAGCTTCATGTGGTCTACGTGAATATCTAACATTAATAGGATAATTACCGATTAAAGTTCCTGCTCCTACTATTCCAGGGTTTCCATTTCGTAAATCTAGTGCAAGAGGTTTATAAGTACCTTGAAGTGGATTATAACGGCCGGCAAGTAGTGAAGCTTCAGTATTATCATCAGTAAAATACATAGGACGCTCAACATCTAGATAAGTATCTAAAGCGTATTTAAGATGTTTATATTGTATTGAAGGAGATGAAATATCTTCAGTATAAATATCTAAACCGTTTACATTCCAATTAATAGATTCATCATTAATACCGTCACATTGTGAAGCAAGTAAGCAAGCACTACGACGGCCTTTATTAGTTTCTAATTCTGTAAAGTTACGAAGCATATATAATTTATGTACTTCTCTGTTTGCTTGTCCAATCTTCATTTCTACTTTTTGTTCTTCTCTATCATTTGTTACTTCTTGAAGATTTTTCATAATATGAACAACATCATAAAAGTCCATGACATAACCTTTAGCCGTTGAAATATCTTGTAATTGTTTTTGTTGAACAGATGAAGGATAAATGATATAATCAACTTGTAGTTTTACATCTTCTACTGTAATATCAGTAGGTGATGAATTTAATTTTTCTGTTGCATAATTTACATTAGCTATATTATTAACATATTTATCCGCACTATGAAATTCAAAACTTAAATAAATTCTATATTCATTAAAAAGATATAGGGGAAGTGTTCTACCCATTAAACAAGGAAAGAGTAAACCAAGTTTAATACCGTATTGATAATTATTAGCTTTAATTTGAGTTATAAGTTGAGAATTAATAGCTGCTACTTTTCCTTTATAGGCTCCATCATTACTTTCTGCATCTAAATTACCCCCGAAGCAAATACCACTTTTATCTTGGTCTACTAAAAATGAACCTACCCCATCAATAATTTCCTCATCTATATCTTCATAAGCTACATTAGAAACTTCAGTAAATAGTTGATTACCTAAGTAATGTGAAAGAACAGAATTTTGAATTGAACGTTTAGCAGTTGACAAATGTTCTAGGGTAGACCATTTAGAGACTTCGTCTGTATCGTTGAGAGTAAAGTCTCCGATTGATATTGTTGCTCTTTTAATTGAACCCAATGCACCGTTAAAAATATTTATTCTTTGTTGATTTGCATTAGTTGATTGTAGTTTAAATTGAATCATTGAATTTTGGTCTAAATAACCTTTAGGTTCTAATCTAAATAAATATTTTCTTGCACTTTGTGACGATGAAAGGGGATAAACTGTTTCTGAACGAATATCTAAATAATTTTCAACATCCATTACAGTATATGTATAAAGTGATTTTAAGTTTGACATATCTTATATTATATTATTATAATATATTTTTTATTTATATAATTATATTTTATAAGATAATTATATTAAGATTTTCAATCAGTTATAGTAAAATTAATTGTTGAACTTATAAGTTCTGTTGCTATTTTATCATCTTTCATGTTTCTTATCTTAACTGAAAATTTATTAGTTCTTATATCTTTATTTTTCATTTTATTTACTACAGATACATTAGGTTCATATAAACCCTTTATTACAGTTAAATCTTTTTGAGTTTGATAAGATGAGATAGAATTTAAAAAGGGCATAGGAACATTACTAATAATATTTTGACTATAACCCCCACTATTTGAATCTTCTATATTTTTATATGAATTTAAAGGTAATTCATCTAGTGAAATTGTATAAGAGTCATTTAAAAAGTCGGGGGCTATTTCAGTATTGAAGAAATATAATTCATCATTATTAGTTGGATTTTCGGCAGTATTATTAGGATATAAATAGTCTGTTTGTGTAGTTCCAAAATAAGGTCTTAAATTATCTGAGAACTCAAAAAAATATTTTTGTATAATATTTGGTTGAGATGTTCCGTCTTCTATCGGCCCCTTTTTAAATTCTTTATAAGTTACACTTGAAAATCCATCATTTGGTTTACATCCTGCTAAAATTACTTTAAAAGGTATAGTACATTCGTTTGAATTAGCAGTAAATGCGGGAGTAACTGGAATCTCAAAAAATGACTTATCAAAATATATATCATCTTCAATACTATCATAAATAAGAGTATTATTAATATCATCAGTCCATAATTCAAAATAAAATATACCACTGTCAAAATCTGATTTTTGAATTGATTTATTATATGTTCTTAGTTTTAATTTCATAGATGTTGTAGAATCAAAAAAAAGTGATAGAGGTACTTCATGAACTAAATCCATCGTGGTTATATTATTTCTTATATCACCTTCATTAATACTATTTGATATTCCACTTACCCAAATTTTTAAATATGGTTCATCTTGTATTGGATTTGTTGATGTCATTTGTAATTCAATAATTAAAAAACCCATAGGTATATTTTGAGATGGATTGTAATATGCAGGTTTAGGAAAAGTTACTAAGTTGCCTGCTTTTGTAATAGGTTGTGTAATTGTATCTAAATCCATGTATTCAGTAGAATATAAACCAAAACAAATATTATCTTGTAAATTATTTGTAGTTTGTACTCTTATCCAGTTCTTTTCATTTTTATTTTGGTCGGGGTCATTATGTAAATAATGATAATAATGTGTTTGTGCTAAACCATAGGAATTATATATACCTACTTCATAATCTGCTGTATCTGAAGTATATACTTTATTAGTCTCTTCATAAATAAAATCTTTATTATTTGTTACGTCTAATTCTAAATCTACATCTATCCATTTTTCTGTCACATCTTCATTACTTAAATAATAACCAAAAGGAATTGAATTAGTTGTTGAATTTGTATCTCCTAATATAATTGTATAATAAAAGAAGGAAGAAGTTAATTCTTCATTTGCTTTAATAACTTCATAAACATAAGTTAAAAATTCATCTATAGTATATGTACCTTTTTTTATTACTAAATTTATTGTAACTAGATTATTAATCCATTCTTCTCCTTCTAAAATATATTTCGGATATATATTATTAGATTTAATAGTAATCTCTCCATCTTGACTTAATATAATATTATTTTGTCTTGTTAATTCGCAAAAATTTAAATAAACTTTAGATGATGATTTAATTTCTATATTTTCTCTAAATTGAACTACATAATCTGAACCATTGTTTAGGGGTGATATTAAATTAAAATTCATATTTATATTATATATTATATAAATATATTAAAAAAATTCTTTAAAAATAATTATGATACGGTTACTAAATTTTTAAGATTTAATTCAGATAAACATTTAACAAGTGTATATTGGTTTGCAGTTCCAGTACTGAGTGCTTGAGGAAGGTTGACATCTCCAGTATCGACTCCACTCGATGTTTCAATTGCATAATCTTGATTAACATAGTTTTGAATAAGTCCGACACCAAATGAATAATCACAACCCAAAACTGACATGTCAGGATATAAATTATTTCCTGTCGTTTGATTTGGTTGTGTTGCATATTCTTGTTCCATATTTTTGCTAGATTGTTTAAGAGACATAGAAGTATGATAAGGTAGTTTTCCATAATTGAGTGCTTTATATGAAATAAGTTGTATTTCTGTATCTCCTACACCTAAGTTTTTAAATGTAAGATTTTGTGCTAGAGTATCATCTGCATTAGGTGTAACATTAACTTTATAATCTTGAGGATATCTCATACCATTCTTGCTTTGTGTAATTTGTTTTAATCCTACAAGTTGAGGATAGTTATTAGAGTTCAAAGTATAATTATTAGTTGAATCTTGTCTTTGGTATAAGTTAATAATTGATTCTACAAATTGTAATTGAGGTGTATAACTTACAGAGTTTACAGATGAATGGACATTATTAACTAATTCTGTATAATCTTCGTACATAATTATTGATTGGTATGCTTTTAATTCCTGTGGTGTTGGAATAATGTAACGACCTGTTAATTTAAGATTTTTTAATTGATAACTTGAACCTGAAATATTAGCATTAGCAGTTGCACCATCATTTTGTCTGAAGCGTTGAAATAAGACATTTGCATCATTCGCAAGATATAAAGAAATATCACAACCACCCATAAAATCATTACCTAAATGAAGAAGTTGATATTTCAATAGACCTACATCAAAATTCATTGAAAAGTATTGACCTTGATTAGATGTAGGAGTTCCATTTTCGGGGTCTGCACTAACTGTAATTAATCTGCGTGTTGAAAAGTCCGCATTACCTCCCAGTGATAAATTAGTACATAAGGGTACACGCTTATATTCGTCTTCATTAAATTTATTCATTTCATTTAAAGATGCACCTATTCCATAATTGGGATTATTAACTAATTCTACTTTTGATTTTTTACTTTCTATTACTATTTTTTGTAAAAGATTTTGTGCTCCACCAAATGGCGAATAGTTAGTTGCAGTAATAGGATTCATATTAGTCGTATTTTCACTATATGATGCATTATCTCCATTCAATGATAAAATTACTCCAGCTGCATTAAGATATACAACTTGCCCGTCTAGTGTCATATCTTGAGTATCTAAAAGCATATCAACGGCTGGCAAAGTAAATTTAACGATAGGCGAACCATTTTTAAAACTATATACATTTGTATTAACACTATTAATTGGATTTACTATAAAATTCTTTTTCCCTAACGGCATATTATAATATATAATAATAATATAATATTTTTATTTTTTAAAAATCTTTTTATTTGTTTTTTTTTTAGTTGTTTTTATATATGAATCTGGTGATAATAAAACATTTAATTTTTTTATAGTATTATTATCAATTTTCTTTTTCATTTTCTTATCTGAACATTCACACATTCTATATTATTATAAAACATTTTTTTTTAAATAATATTTTTAAAGTATAACTGCTAAACCATTTGCACTTACATCAACTATTTTATGACTCCATACATATGTATATACTCTTACATTTTGTGGTCTAGTATTACTAAATCCCATTTTTAACTCTGGTTCTGCATTATGTAAATCAAATACAAAAGCCGCGCGGGCAAGTTCACGGGCTACAACAAATGTATTTGAATAGTTATTAAGATTATCTTTTTCATTTGAACCCAGATTTACACAGGGTAAATTACATGCATTAAATGCCTTTACAAGTTCATTAAATGTTTGAGGCTTATCTTCTTTCTCTCTAGGATTATAAGCTTGCATTGGATAATTCTTATTATTAATAAAATATTGTACTGAATTTAATAGTAATTCAGAAGGGCGTAAGCCTCTATAATAACCTATTGATTGTGCAGTTACGTCATTTTCAGAAGGAGTAAAGACAGACATAATAGCTTTAGCTTTTGATGCTACTGAATTAATTTGTGTTTGATGATTTCTTTCTGATGCTAAAATATTATCAATAAATTGGTCATATGTAAGCATCTCATACTTCATAGGCTTTGCAAGTTGTGACATTGCGTCTTTAGGTAGGACCATAACAGGTACATGAAGTTCAACATTAGATAAAGTATATCTAAGTTCTGATGCTTGTTCATCTGGATAATGTAAGGCTTGGATTTGAATATTTTCGAGTGGTTGACCTACTGCTAAATCATCAAAGGTTGAAACTGTAGTAAATACAATATTAAATTGTCCTGCTTCACCTGTTGCTTCAATTTGACCGATTGTCATATATCTTGTCTGAAGTGCTCCCACACCTTCTACTTGACCCGTTACTACTACTCTTTGACCTGCAACTAAATTAAAAGAGTTAGATGTTTCCCAGTATACACCTAAACCGCCTGTATTAAGATTTGTTGTAAATGTTTGTGTATTTGCTTCAATTGATAAAAGAGGAATTACAGTCTGTGGAATCTTATTAGCTAAATCTGTTTCGAGTCTTCCGTATGCTGTCATTTCTTGACATACTAATTTATTAGGTGCAAGCCAAATATCTATTCTTAAGCCTCCAAAATTAAGAACTGGACAGACTGTTTCTGTATCATTCCATGATGAAAATATACCACATTTAAGAGGAATTATAAGTTGACGGGGTTGATATGTTCCATTTGCGAGTGTAGCAGTTGTGCTAACTGGAGAAATTAAATTATTTTCTACATCTTCAGGATTGACAAATACCGCACCATTATTTTGCCATTGATTTGTTGGTTTACCTACTCCGTATAATCTTTGTGAGACTGTCGGGTCATCCGTTCCATATTGATTAAGAACACCCATCATTTGATTGTAGTTAGTTAATGATTCTAATAGTACCGCAGTTCTTTTTGAATAAATATCCATTTGTTGAATTAATGCAACTGAACCAACTCCATTTGGTAGACACCATCTCGTATTGTCTGCCGTTGTGTTTTGTATGTCTACTGTTATATAAGTATCTCTACCTTTTATATAACCTACACTTTCATCTATTTCTAAAGTAATCTTTTGTAATTCTGTAAAGGTTGAACCATTTTCGGGAAGAATAGAAATAAAGCGAGAATTTTTTCCATTTACTAATGCCATATATTATATATTATAATATAATATATTATTTTATTTTTTTATATTAATTTCATTATAATTCATTAACATTTAAGATAAGAATATTTTCATCAAATTTTATTTTCTTAGGTTTTCTTTCTGCTATTATTTTATCATTTTTTATATCATTAGTTATATCATTAATTATATCATTAGTTATAATTTTACTTTTAGTCTTCTTCTGTTTAGTCTTCTTCTGTTTTGTCTCATCTATATTATTATAACTATCTTTCATACTCCATAATTTATTTTCGTGATTCTGATATGCTTCGAAATCATGACAATTTAAAAATAAAAAATCAAATTCTCCCTTTCTTGCAGTTTTATGTAATTCTAAAAATTTATGTTTAGAACCACCGAAAAATTCATATGCTTCACTTATCTTCTTTAATTCTGTTTCTGAAAAAGCACCCATGATATAAACTCCAGATGCTTGAGTTCTTAAAATAGGTGTTATGTATTTAAAATATTGTGTTGTAATAACTAAACTTAATTTACCTTCTGTATGTTTATTACCTATATGTCTAAATTTAGTTGATAGGGCCGTTATCTTATCTGGTTTACCTTTTTTTGAACCGACTGTTGAACCTACTATATCATCAAAGATAATTAAATATTTATCATCTGTTTCATCTTCATTAATCATATTTAATAACTCATCAATTAAACTATCTGAATATTCATCAAATACAAAATCAAAATGTTCAACCATATGTTGATACATAACATCGTTATAACAAGATGGAGATATTAAGATTTTAACTTTAAAGTCATCTGCATAAAAATTTGGATTAAGATATAAATTATTTAATAAAACTGTTTTCCCTGCCCTTACTCTTCCTACTACTAATATTAGATGAGGTAAGTTACAAATTACACCCCCTTTATATATTTCACCTACTCGTGATGTATCAATGTTTAAAGGATATACTTTTAAATCTCTCTTTTTATTATTCATTATAATATAAACTATTATTTTTTATTTATTGTTTTATAATCGTTTTCTAGGGTTAGTTTAATCTCATCGAAATTTTTCATACTTTCAATCTTTTTAAAATAATTCTTAGTTGCTTTAAATTTTACCGGGTCATCTATATTAGATAAGGTATCTACAACAAATGATGTAAATTTATTCTTATCAAATTTAAAGGGTTCAGTTTGTGATGGTTGTTCTTCTTCTTCTGTATATAACATCTTTTTTATTTTCTCTTGTTCTTGTAATAAATCTTTTTGTTTCTTATGTTGAATAGTTTTATTAGTCTTCATTTCCTTTACTCCTTCAATTTGTGCCTTCTCCATTTTCTTTTGTTCTCTTTTGATTCTACCCGCTTCTAAAGCTTGTAATTGTTTTTCAGATAGTTTTCTTTTAGGTTTTGTTTCTATCTCGTTTAGGTTAAATATTCCATCCATTTTATAATATATAATATTATTATAAAATTTTATTTTAAATAATATTACCTAATACTTGTTTAGGTGCAAGTTCAGATAATGAGGTTCCTACATTAGATACAAGTTCAGAGGGTACAGAAGGTAAATCATATGTAGAATCATGATTAATACCAAATAAAGACATCAACCCGCCAACGATTGCTGTACCGATTAGGGCTATTTCACCCACTACAGGGGCTGCCGCGAGAACTGTATCTGCAATAGCTAAACCTCCTGCTATTTCGCCTCCTGCAATAGCTCCACTTTCACCGGCTATAACTGAACCTTCTGCAGCTCCGCTCAATGCATTTGCTGCTGCTGTTGCGCTCGTATCTCCAAAGGTTACTGATGTATCCGCTACTGTTTCTCCACCCTCTACTGCTACATCTTCGGGAACCGTTGTTGTTGCAGTCTGTGGAAGTTCTGTAGCTCCACCGCTTAATACACCGTTACCCATTGTAGCCGCGCCTAAGTCTACTGCTCCACCCGCACCGGCAGGCATAAGTTCAGAAGCAGGTAATGCATCTTCTACTGCAGGAGTAACATCTGTCATCTCTGTCATTTCTTCACCTCCTTCATTTTCAATAGGTGTTGATTCTTGTTTAAATGTATCTAATTGTGTTCCATCTTGTTGTGCTTCTGTAGTAGGGGGTTTAGATTTATTATTTATTAATCCATCTACTTTTTGAAATATCTGTTTACCTTTTGATGCAAGTTCCATAGCTCCAAATCCTAGGCCTCCTACCATTTCCATTTTATCAGAAATTTGAGAAATTTTATCTTGTAAAATCTCTGTTGTATTGTTTGCTATAGTATCAAATTTTCCCTGTAGTTCATCTTGTTGTGATGTAATAGAGTCTCTAATGTTTGATAGTTGTTCTAAATATGACATATTATATAATATGTTTACAATTTAAAATAATTATTTATATTATATAATATATGGATAAATTAGTTAAGAATTATTTAGAAAGTAATAAAAGTCAAAGTGCTTATACATGTAATACTTTTATAATGAATGTAAAGAGATTAGAAAAAATATTAAAATTAAGTGTTGATGAATTTGATAAAAATTCATTTAATAATGTTAATGATATTATGGATGAATTAACTGAAAAGTATTCTCTAAATTCTATTATATCTACTACCTCTACTATAATATTTTTGCTAAAATATTATAATTCTGATTCTGCATTAATTACTGAATATACAGATTATCTTAGTGAATTAGTAAATAGTAGAACAGATAAAGACGAAAGTCAAATAGCAACTGAAAAAGAATTAAAAGCATGGATTCCATTTAATGAATTAAGAGATAATGTTATGAAAATAAGTTCAGACTATTTAGAAAAAAAAAAGACATTTACTGATTTTAGAAGTTTCTTATTCTTAGCCTTATATACTTTAAATATTCCTTGTAGAATAGGTAATTATTTAAATATGAAATATATAAATGAAATAAAGGGAAAAAAACCAACCTCATATGATAAGAAATATAATTATATTTATAAAGATGAAACATATCATTTTGTTTTTAATAATTATAAAACTAGTAAATATGTCGGTCAAGTTGTTTTAAAAGTTGATAATGAAATTTTAAATAAATTAATAGACAAATGGTTTAATGATTATAATACTAAAGGTAAAGAATTTTTAATTAATTATGAGGGAGGAAATGTAAACCAAACTAATATGACTCATAATCTAAATAGTATTACAAAAAAATTATTTAATAAAAGTCTTAGTGTAAATGATTTTAGACATAGTTTTTTAACTTTGTTCTTATCTAAACCTAGAACTATAAAAGAGAAGCAAACGATTGCTAAAGCTATGGGTCAAAAATATAAAGTAAGTAGAATGGAACTATATAATAGAATTAATGTAAATGATAACGAGATTGAGAATGATAATAAAAAAAATAATGATATAAATTTTAAAATATAAATATATAATATAAAAATGAGTTCTAACGTTTTAATCATGGGTAAAGATGTAAACAATAATTCTAAATATGTTAGAGTTAGCCAAGAAGGTAAATTATTAATCGATGCTTCGGGATTAACTATACAAAGTGATATTTCGGGTCAAACTGTTAATATTGGTTCTATGCCTCCTATTACAGTTGATGTAAGTGGTTTAGCAACTGAAGAAACTTTATTAGCTACATATACTTTATTAGAAGATAATTTTACTGTGAATGGTTTAAAAGTTGATATTTCGGGTCAAACTGTTATAGCAACTGGTGTAGATATAAGTGGTCAAAGAGTAGATATTTCGGGTCAAAGTATTTTAGCAACTGGTGTAGATATTAGCGGTCAAACTGTTTTAGTTAATAATAATCTTAATGTTAATAATCTTTATAGTAATTCTACTGTATATGACTTAACAAATGATTCTTCTACTATTACAGGAGGAGATACTAGATTTGAAGCTGATAGAACTAGAGTAAATAGTTGGAGTTTCCAAAATAGTAAATCACAAGCAGGTTCAAACTGCTTTTTTTATAGTAATAGTAATAGTTCACCATTGGGTGAACAAGCATTTGATATTTTATATCAAGATTTGCAAAGTTTATATATTGTAGTTAGTATTAATAAAAGTGGAGATGCTAATAACTATCCCTTTATTGCTGCTTATTCTCCATCTGAATCAAGCTTCTTTACTTCACGATGGGTATTTACGATTGATGGAAGTGCTAAGGTATTATCTACACAACGAGTATTATTATATTACGGATTGAATCCTTCTAATTTGTTTACTAATATTCCTCACCTACCGCTTGTCTTAAATAATGTCGCATCATTAGGTCCCAGAGAACCTAACGAGACTATTTATTTGCTTAGCGTGAATACGGCTAGTGCGCAACCAAGTGGTGATATATATTACAATTTGTGGAATTCAGGATTTGTATTAAATGATGGAATTCATAATGATTATGAATTTACCTCAGGTATTAAAAGTAAAGGAGATTTAAATTTATCTAAATTAACTATAGAGAATAATTTACTTGGGGTTAATGTTCCAAATTCTATTAGTGTTACTGATACTTCTTTTCAAACTATTGATTTTGATTCTTGTTTAAATACCGCTGTAAAAAATACTGTTAAAGTTGATGCTGGTTTAACATTTAATAATATTGATAACATGTATACTAAGGGTTTAAATGTCATTTGCCGTAAACCGTATACTGCTTCTATTACAACATATAGTGAAACTGATATTTCTAATAATAATCTACCTATGATTGATTTGAGAGCTTATAATTCATTAAGCTTTTTTGGTTCCAGTTCACATACAGGTCCAGGTTCACATAATATATTAGTTTTATTTAGTACTGATGATGTTACATATTATACATCATCTTACACTATACCTACTAATGCATCGGGTAATTTTGCTTGGGACTTTAAAGATTTTTGTGTGCCATATATTAAATTTCAATTTCAAGTTACTATTACTAGTTTAACTGCTTTTGTATGTCTTAAATAATTTTTTAATTATAGTATAATATTATTATAATTATGGACCCTTTAACGATTTCATTAATAATAGCTATTTTATGCGGGGTTGGTTCTATTCTTGCTAAATTACATATTAAAAAATGTCGTAGTGCTTGTATAAGTTCTGATTGTTCTGATACAAATAATAAAGATAAAAAAAATAGAGATAGTATAAGTAGTTTAGACTTATCAAAAGATATGACTAGTATAAATAAAGTTGTTTTTACTGATGTATAAATAATATATTATTTTAATATAAATTATGTTTTTTTACCATATTTTTTATCATTTTATATTATAAGTAAAAAAAGATGGAAGAATGGAAATGTTGTTTTGAAGATTATGAAATATCTAATTTAGGTAATGTAAGAAGAAAATTAAAAATGGGAAGATATAAATGTATCTATGGTTCTATATTAAATTCTGGAACAGGATATAAATACTTTCAATTACAAAGAGATGGAAAAAGAATTAATTTTTATTTTCATCATTTAGTTGCTGAATTTTTTATTGGAATTAGAAATAACAATTTAGTTATTGACCATATTGATAGAAATAGTTTAAATAATAATGTTAATAATTTAAGATATGTAAGTCCTAAAGAAAACTGTAGAAACAGTGATAGATTTAAAAGTCATATTGATGGAGATGGAATAGAAAGAAAAAAGAAAGTAAGTAAGGAGTGGAGAAATAATAATAAAGAACATTTATCTAAATATAATAAAGAATACAGATTACGAATTAAGGAAATAAATAAAACATAAATTAATTATTTAATAGTCTTTTTAAAACTTACTAATTCTTTATATTTATCTAGAGCAGTTTTTTTATCTTCTAATAGTTGTTTATTATCTTCATTCTTTTCTTTTGCTTCTTCTAATTCTTTATTTATTCTCATTACTCTTGCTTTATATTTAACTAATAATAATTGTATATTATCTTTCGTAGGTTTCTCATCTTCAGTTGTTTTAGGATTACTTTTTTTATTTACTGCTAGTACTTTAATTAATTCTTTTTCTTTTTCTTCTAATTGTTTATATTCTTTTTTTAGAAGTTTATTAGATTCAAGAAGTTTTGTTTTATCATTAGGACTAACCTTATCTCTTTTGAGTTGTATCGAATTAAATTCTATTTCTGAATTTAGTTTTTGTTTTTTTCCTTTTATTCCAAATAGTTTCTTTCTCTCTTTTTCTACATCTAATTTATTTTTCTTCTTTACTATCTCTTTATCTATCTTATATAATCCATACAATCTAACTTGATTCAATTCTTTACATTCTTTCATTGTTCCTACCTTTTGGTCTTTACCTAAATTTGTATTAATTCCACAATATGGTTTTTTTGACATATATTATATATTTATATTTATTTATTATAAATTATTAATTTCTACTTCCTCATACTCTTCATCTTCTTCATCTTCTTCATCTTCTTCATCTTCATCATCTTTTTTATCATCTTCATTAACTTCATCTTCAGAATCACTATCTCCACTATTATATGAATTATAAGTATTACTATCATCCATAATCTCATCATCTGTATTACACTCATAATATGCTTTCTTTAATTCAAGTTTAACCTTATCTAAAAGTGTATAATAACTTGTTGTATCTTCATCAAATGTTATGTCAAATTTAATGTGAACTATTTTCATTTATTATAATATTATATTTTAAATAAAAAAAAGATAAAAAAATAGTTGTAAATTTAGTATTTTTTACTTTAAAATCCTTATTTTTTACTTAAATTTGGACTAAATCTCATCGATTTTAGGGTTAAAATTATAGCTAATTTTTTTAGTTTTCTTTAAAGTTGACTAGGTTTAATCATCTTGTAAAATTTCTGACAGATTTAATTTGTCATTTTGACATTTATTTTGACAGAAAAAAGTATATGTAGTGATGAAATGACAGTTTATTTATATATATTATATATATTATTATTATTATTATTACTACTACTACTATCATCATACATGTATTCTCTATAGCCAGTATAAGGACTAACAAAAAAAAGTAACATTTAGTGTCATTTAGTCAATATACTTACTTTTTCTTCTGACACTCATTTTTTTATGACAGTTTTTTTGTCAATTTTTTTAAGAAAAACTATAAAAGACATTTTTTT